TCTTCTTGTAGTAAGTCATATACTTCATCATCAGGATCTAACTCTTCAAATAAATCAATATTATCTTGGAGAATTGATAACACGTCCTTTTTTCCAATCTCTCTTAATTTTTTACTTTCAGCTGTTACTTCTTTTTTATCATTTAAATCTTCTAATTTAGAAAGGAATAATTTCACTTTTTCTTTTTTGAATTTATTAAGTTCCTTTTTGAAATCAGTTTTTATAGATTTTAATGTTTTGTAAACCTTCTTTTTTGGTGCTGGTGCTGGTGCTGGTGCTGGTGCTGGTGCTGGTGCTGGTGCTGGTGCTGGTGCTGGCTTGGATTTAGGAGCAATAACCTTAATTTTTTTAGGATCTACCTTTGGTCCACTTACCTTTGGTCCACTTACCTTTGGTCCACTTACCTTTGGTCCACTTACCTTTGCTTTTGGTTTAGTTACCTTTGGTTTACTTTCTTTCACCATGAATTTCTTTTGTTGTTCAACAGCTTGTTTCTTTGCTTCACGAATTTCTTTCTTTTTCTTTAGTTCTTTTTCAGCCTTTGTTTCTTCAGTTTTCTGCTTCTGTAATGCAGTTTTTGCTTTAGGTTTAGTTATTTCGATTGCTTTTGACAATTTAACTCGAGGTCTTCCTTTACGAATTCCACCTTTAGGAACTAAAGATAATTTTTCATGATTTACGGTATATCCTTTTTGGTCTACAATTTTTAGGATATCTTCTCTCGTTGCTCCTTTTGGTATTTTGATATCAGTCATCTTATTGTGTCCTCTAATTAACTTACGTATTTCAGCGGTTGTCAATTGCCCTTTAAGTTTTCCAGTCTTGTACACCATCTTTATATTTATATCAATAAAATAATTACGTTTAATTTAATTTAAAAAAAAATCTTATTAAGTAATATAAATGATAAATATTCACAAGACACATTCAAAAAGCGAGTTGATTTATTTATTCAAACAGTTACAGATTGAATTAGACAAAAGCAAATCTAAAAATGAAATTATCAAAGAGGTTCAAGGTAATCTCAAAATGTATAAAGATATAAAATATGATGATAATGATTTCGAAATAAAAAATGTAGGTGATTTAATTCATCATCTAGAGAATGAGAATAAAGATGGAAAAATAGACACGGTCGAAAAAGAGATTGTCATGAATAAAGCTAAGAAGATAATCCATTTTGGAAAGTGTGAATATAATATTGAAGCGACACAATACAATGATATTCGAGAGATATATTCAGATTGTTTATATATTCATAAATATGGATTTATTCCTTCGGTAAGGCGTGCATTAAAAATTCACAATGATTGTATTTTTAAGATAGGTCATGTTAATCCAGTACTTCCAAAGAAGGTTCAACGAGAGATGGCTGAAAAAAAGAAAATTAAGAAGATAAATAATTACAATTGTAAAATAACTCATGGAGAGTTTTGGATTTCATTCGACTAGAATATATTTTGGTCAAAGATAGATTGTCAAAATAATTTCATTTCAGATTTTTTTCAGAATAGAATTTTTTTAGCATTCTATCTTTGACCAAAAACAATCTCGCTTAAATCCTATAAATTTATTTTTTGCGATTTTTATATCAAAATAAAAATATCAACTTAAGTAAAAATGGAACCAATAACATTTGATGAAATTATAAGCACACTTGCAAAATGTGGAAGAGCTGATTTAATATCTGAATTAATGATTTTTGAAAACAAGATTGTTGATCCAGATTGGGAACCACCCTCTTTCATAGGACGCGAACCGTATTCATGTAGTGAAGGATCTGCTGAAGAAGAGAGTGATATTGAAGTTGAAGTTGATGAAGAAGGTTTTCATTCATTGCGATAGTTATTGAGTCACTTTAATACATTCTAAAATTTGTATACCCCACGGAAAAGATAGATAGGGTATTTCAGTCATAACTCCGTCTCGCATAACGTAAACTAATTCACGCTTTTCATCTCCAGGCCATGTTTCCCGAATATATTCAAAAGTTAATTCATCGTAAAATCTTAATTCATTTAATACATTTTGAAATTTAAGTTTATTATCTTTAGTCTGTTTATCTTTTTTCATTTCATCTCCTCTGATTTTTAAAATTAGAGACATTATATCATCTGGTAAAATATCAATAGTATTCATGGTGTTTATTTTACTTGATACTCAATTGATAAAGTATATTTAAATAGTTTAATCTTAATTATGACACTTTTATCATATAAATACGCCATTAATCTAATATTATTAAGGTTATTATTAGATTAAATGCCTCTTTTATCACTTAAACTATGTATAATTTTAAAATTATACATAGTTTATACCTGTTTTTTGTCATTAATCTATATTTAAAGAGGTAAAATATAAGATTAATACCATATTTATAATAAAAAACGATAATAAAACAAGATTAATGTCTGAGATTAGCTTTACTCTTCAATATTATTATGAATTTATAACATAGAGAATTCGTTATGCTTTTAAAAGTGCGAGATTTATATTTCAATCTACTCAGTGTTACCATGTATAAAAATTTTTGTCCTTTTCTTTTGATAACATGAATATGTCGATGACCTGAATTAGAAATCGGTCTTGTTGAATAGATAGGTTTTATATTTAATCTCTTCAATTGCTTTGTCATGTAATATATTAAAAAACTAAATCTATAAGTGATTATAAAATAAATAATTACTCCACTGGCTCATCCTCTTGAATTACCCAATCATAATATTTTCCAACTTTACCGTTTTTAAAAGTGATTTCCTTAACGACAACGGGCTTTCCAAGTTTCTCATTCTGTTTCTCCAAAAGGTTCTTAGCATTCTCCCATGTTGAACCGCTCTCCACTAAATCCAGTAAAAACTCTTGTTCACATGTAACCAATCCACGAACGTATTCTTCATCCATTTCAAAATAAGTATCCATATCTATATTATTTGTAAATATTATATTTTTATAATTCAAATAATAAAAATAATTTTTGGTCAAAGGTAGAATGTGAAAATAATTTCATTTCAGATTTTTTTCAGAATAGAATTTTTTTAGCATTCTATCTTTGACCAAAAATAATTTAACCTTATTTCTTCTTTTGAGATTGTTCAAGTATTTCTTCAATTATATTTTGAGGAGCGGGCATGTTCTTTTGAACTCTATAAATAACACCGCAATCTGAATTGACATCAGCAAGGGTTCCATCTGGATTACATATCTCTGTCTCTATATCTGAAATGATTGTTTGCTTTGTAATTGTGAAAGTAATGTCAGAAGGTGAACCGTAAAAGAAATCACCTTGAGCTCCATAACGATCAATAATTCCAACAACATTTAATCTCATTCCACCTTCCGCAGAACCCAAATAATCTGTATATCCAATTATATTGCTCCTTATTGTATAGAATGGATTTAATTGAAGTTTTGGAAGATTTCTCGCTGGAAGTGTTAAAGAACTTGTTTTTTGAGTTAGTGCTGGATAATATTCATTGAAAGAAGCCGGTTTGAATACACAATTCGGATAAACGTCGCCTGTGGGGGGTAAAACCCAACTTTTCGCTTGAATGACTTTCGCTGTTCCAATTGCGGTTGAATATAATGGAGCTCCGTACATATTCACATAGAAAGCCTTTGTGTCTGTTGTGTCCACAATTGAATTTGTTGTTGGACGATATAAATTATATCTATTTTGATCACTTACTCTAATATCTAGAATATTTTTTTCAGAAGGTTGAGAATTAAATTGTTCCCATGAAAAACCTAATCTTCCCCATAAAGAACTCTCTTCCCACTCTTCAATATTATAGCCCATATCGTCAAAATAAATTCCTCCCCAACTATCAAATATTTTATAAGGTTCAATATTTTTATTTGATAAAGAAATATCTCTTAAATTCAACTCTGCTCCTTCTTTTTGCTGAGCTTGTGTCGGTGGATTTTCCCAATTTACCATGTCCGGAATTGTATTTGCTCCATCCGGATCAGCAAATTGAATATTCTTTCCAACAAAATATGGCTTGAATGTTGGAGAAAATCCATCATAACCAATTCTCGGATTAATTTTATAAACTACATCACCCGCATCAGGGTTTATCGGTGGAGCAACTACTTGTCCGGAATTCATATCTCCCGCATTCCAAGTATTTCCAAGATTTTCCGCTGTGTGCAATTGAGATATTTCAAATCTGTTTGTTTCTTCATTATAAGTCATGAGGGGGTTATTTGCTCCCATATAACTTTGAGTTGAATATGTAATCGTTGGAAGAGGCTGATTTAAACTATCCAAAACAGCTTCAACAAAATGAGCATTTCCTTGCGTGACACCTTGTCCCTCATAAGATTTCTCATGTTGCGGAGAATAAGGAAGAACGCACGCCGTTCCGTATGCAGTCCAACTCCAATCATAACCAAGCCATCTCCCATCGTCGGCAAGAAATAAATCATCACCACCCCAAATTTTAGTCCGGTGAACAGGTGGAGAACCAACTGGCTGAGGATCATCTCCCGTAAATAAACCCGATGGAATTGGAGCAGTTCCTCTCATTGATATTCCGATAAAATATTTATCTCTTGTCGCATCATACCAAGGCTGAGCGAAACCGTAAACAAATTTATTGACATCCCAAAGACTTTCAATGTTATGAGTGAAGGATGCTTGGTCAACATAAAAATCTTTTTGAGTTCCATCATATTTGAAAAATATTGGTGCTGTTGCGGAAGTTCCAAGGTTTTGTGGCTTTGCAACACGACCTAATCCATCTTGTCCATAATATTGAGTTGGATAAATTACTTTTGTCGGATCTAATTCCGAATTACCATAACGAGACATGTGAAGGAATGCAGTGTTTTCAGGATTTATCAATTTCATTTGTTCCGCTGAAAATTCAAAATAATCATCCAACTTATCTAAATCATCCCAAAGTTCTGGATAAAGTTTTTGTGCTTCAAAAATATTTTTTAAATATGTCAAAAAATCTTGCTTCCATTCAAATCCAGTATAAATCAAAATATCTGATCTATCTGATTTATCAATTGTTTTTATTATTCCTTTATAGGAATTCAAGAAATCTCCATCAACAAAATCTCTTCCAGCGTCCCAAATTTCAGGTCTCTTCACTCCAACAGCATAAAATTGAGCTTCATATTCCATTATCCGATTTGTCGTTGGAATAGTTGAAAAACGACTGAAATCATCCCATCCATTTTCGGTGAAACCCGAAATATGAGCAACATTAAAAGGCTTATAAGTTTCCGCTTTCATTGTTGTTGTTAAAGTGTGTTTAAGGTCTCTATCATGTGGATCAGCTATCTCAAAAGTTTCCGCTTCCTCTGATTGATTGAATTGTTCTTTTATTTGATCCGCAACACTTTGAGGAGTACTGAAACCGGTATCAACTTTGATAATCTTTCTTTCTCTGTATCTGTGATATTTTGCCCATGATGTCAAATATTCATCTCCCGATTGAATTGCTCTCCCTTCAATGGGAAAGACGTTGTCAGGTTGCTCTATCAATGAATTTGTCGTTTCCCACGCATAAAAAACTTTTTCTCTTAAATATAATGTAAATCTTGAATTATCAACTCTTTGTTTGATATATTGTCGCTCCCCTACTTTGTGAACTCTCCAATCTGCATAACAATAAGCACTTTGATCAATGTCATTTCCTAAAAGTGGACGCCCACTGTCTTCCGTATCACTTTGTATCCAATCATTACGAGTGCTTGATTGATTATAATATTGAGAAACAAATCTTCTTGGAAGTTGTAAATATGATGGATGATTACTTGATGTGATATAATAACCAATAATCACAGAAGCTTCATTGTCTTTTATTTCAAGATTTTCTGTTTCAAATTCAGAAACTTCATAACCTAAATAATAACCCATTCTTAAAGGAGAAATAAATGTTTTATCTTGAAAATTATTACCATTAACTACTGTATATTTTTGTTTTTTTTCTTTTTTAGGTTTTATTTTACGACCAGAAAATTGAATTGTGTTTTGATTACCAGCACCAAGCCCATTCACAAAAGACCTTTCAATTGAAACAGTATCTCCAACATTCAAGATAAGAGATTGATTAAGTTTGTTTGTGAATTTTGCAACATTAGTTTCATTTCCGCTGGTTTTCTCGGTTGATGTCGCTCTCATACATTCTATTAATTGATTGTTAACGTAAGACATTTATAATAAATACAATATATAAAAATCTTTAAAATAAAAGAATTAAAAAAAGAGATTAAACGAAGTTAACAATGTTAAACAAAATTAAAACTTAAAATTATTTTGATTTAATATTTCCACCTTTTCAGGAAACTTTTCCATGAATACATCCTTCTTGTCATTTCTCTTGTAATAATAATACAGTGACTTTGATTTATAAAAATCTTTTTTCATGTCATATTCTTCCTTTTTCTTTTCTTTATTAACTTCATAATGATTTTTAGCCCGCTCTCTGTTTCTATTCATAAACTCTTCATTATTTTTCTTTACTTCATGGTAATATTTCTTCTCACGTTCTCTCGTCTTTCTGTACTGAATTAAAATCTTATTAATTTGATTATCGTCTAGTGTCATTATTTATATACTATAACTAAACATTTTTTTTTTAAATAATTTAAGATAAAAAAAACATCATCTTTAACAAAGTTTATCTTTGATTTAATTTTCTCGCAGATTGGAACTTGAATTTTATCTTTTATTTGCTCTAATTCTTCAATTTCATATTTGAGATATTCAATGATTTCCGCAATTGCTTGTTTTTCTTCTCCCATTTATATTTGATTATAAAATATTTTTATCTAAAAAATAAAATTTATTAAAGCAAAGCTAATCAATTAAAGCTGAACCGAAATCGAGTTCTGTGAGACAATTATCTTTCTCATGTGGAATACGAGACACATTAGAAGCTTATTCACTGTCGGTTGTGCAGTTTCATTGTAAGACAGCTGGATCTGATTAGTTCTATTGCGAAGGTCTGCTACACCGTTACCGCTCGAATATGCCCTTCCAAAACAGAAGTTTCTATTGTATTCGGAGAAGGACCTAGGAACAATACCACCTTGATTGAGTGCCTTATCTAGTTCAGAGAGATGCTGTGCTGAAATAGATAATCCCTTATTTGCTTTTGATACTGACACAGGGCGTGACGGAGTTAGCTCATCATCAATGTTCATGATGTACTCAGATGCTCCATCTATACAGCCCACGAGACCGCTTCTATTACTGCGGAGCATCACATCAAAAACATCTTGCGCGGTTTTCTCTTCCTCAATGTAAGTTCCAATCGCACCGATTAACTTTGCCGAATTGTAAACTCCCGCATCAGTCGGAACTACTATAACAGATTTTGCCCGTGTATTAGATAGAGGAAGATTGACTGTTGCTTGACGATTTTCCTTCAATAGAGAATGTTTATAATTTGTGCAAGACATAATATCAAGTTCCATGGAACCGTTATTCTTAAGACCATCCATCATTCTCTTTTCTTCATCCGGAGTTAATTCTAAACTCTGAACAATAAGTTCTACATTGGAAATTTCCATTCCAACCGAGTAAGAAGTAAGAGCCTTGAGAGTGTTTGCTGTCGTTGGGCGAGCATTATCAACCGAAGCAGAATAAAGGATGAAACTATCATCAATCAAGATTGAATGACTATCAGTCGCGGAATTCTGTGCTTCTGCGTAAGATACCTTAATATAATTTGAATGAGTGCTATCTACTTCAATCTGCGTAATAGTTAAATGACTTTCCGCTCCGGAAGCGACATCTTCTAAATTCGCAATATCAGTTATGGTGTCTTTCTTACAGATACCAATCTTTTCACCAACTACAAATGGAAAGTTTTCAACAGATACATTGTTATTGTCAAACTTACACCAAAGAGCAACATTCTTATCAGTTACACCGTTATTCTGCCATGCTACAAGACCAGCACCAATATCAATACCAGCAAAAACAGGATTGAGACGCGGACGGCGGTTCTTGGAAACGCTGTCTAACTGCTTAACGCAACGCTCGGGTTGTTCTAAGTCTATCTCAACTAGAATTCCACCAACGATTTCATTTGGAAACGCCTTCATGCTATCCGCAAAAATACCAGTATGAAGTGGAATTGAAATCTTCTGCTTGATAAATTTAGTAGACGTGAAAGGTGTTGTCGCTGGATCTACGCCTTCACCTTCGAAATAAGGATTGGTTTTTGTATCAACCGCATAAGAAGTCGAAGTTCCAGCAGTACCGCGATTGGATGGAGTGTTAATCATAGCACCTTCTTTTAAGGCTCGCATCTTTCTCATGCTTTCATCCGAATCATAATCATACTGAACTCCAACCTTTACATTGTAATCAGCGATCTCTTCGAGAAGTGTGCGACCACCACCAACAGCACCGTTCGAATAAATACGAATATTTTTGATTAAACTCTGTCCGCCTAGAACTGGATCGAGTGTCAGGCGAGTTGGAGTACCACCAGCAGGAAGACTTAACTTCACATCAAAATTTAAATAACTTTTGCGACCATCAAACAACTTGACATTCGGAGGAACTACAAGTTCAACTCGCTGTCCACCTTGATAGGAGAGACCGTTGCGAGAAGTGATAGCACGTTGAGTTTGCTTGACAGGCTTCAATTCTTCGTTCTTCCAATAAGACATATTTTATAACTATTAAAACATAAAAAATATCTTTAATAAAAAATAAAAAAAACTTTAAGCAAAGCTAACAATGTTAAAAAAATTTAGTTCAACTCGATACATGTAAAATTTATTCAGTTCTTCCACTTTCTAATTGTCCGGATTGAGCTAATGAAACACCGGAAGTTCGGGTTTGGATTTCAGAACTTTCTGCTTCTTGCTCTTTGGTTTTCTCTGCTGACGCATCTTCAACATCTCCCACTCCACCAGCAAAAGCAGAAACAATTCCAGCACCAGCACCAGCCAATTCAAGAGGAACTCCAATTTCAGGCGCGACGATGGATAATACATCTAAACCACCACCAACTATATTTGCAATATTTTCGGTTTTCTTTGCGAAATTATCTCCTTCGATATCATGATTTTTAATATCTTCATAAAGATCCATTCCACCCGATACAACTGCTCCAACCTTACCAACTCCTTTTGTTAACTTCCCAGCAGTTTCTTCACCTAAAATTCCCGACGCAACCTTCTTCCCCAATTCTTCGGGTTTCTTATATTTGTCAACACTTCCAGCAACAGCACTTTTAAAATCTCCAACAGCCTTCAAATCCTTGAAAGTGTCTTGTGCTCCTTGAACGTAATTTGCTTGACGTGTTTCTTGGAGTTGCTGATGAAATGCATCCATGACAGCATTATTTTCAGCCCGTTGCTGTGCTTTCGCGTTTTGTACCGATGACGAGAAAGAATTCGCTTGTTCAACTGATAGAGACATATTTTATAATAATGATAATATATTATTTTTTTCACAAAATAAATAAAATATTTCTTGGTCATACATAGAATGCTGAAAATATTTCATTTTGAACTTTTTTTCAGAATAGAATTTTTTCGCAATCCTACCTTTGACCATATATACTCACATCATAGAGAAAATATAAATTAATCTTCTTTTTTGATTGATAGTTCTTCTTCAAAATTCTTGAAGAACCTTGGAGGATTTGTTAACTTCATGTATGCGAAATCGAATTTCTTTGGCGTTGCTTCTTTATAAAGTTTCAACCAATTTTCAGGATCTCCAAATTGGTCTCCGAATTCTTCTGCTACAGCCGATAAATCACGCATATTAGGAAACGGACTTCCAACAATGAGGTCAGTAATATTGGCTCTCACCACGGGCGAAAGTGCGGATCTGAATTTCTGACTGGCTATCGCTAATAATTTAATATTATAATGACGACTTTTTACAACTAACCGATCAATTTCTTTATCCATGAGACCAGCACAATCATCAAGAAAAATTGCTATCTCCGGAGCATCATCTCCAAGCTCTTCTTGTGTTTTCATTATTTCCTTTATGATATCAGGATGATAATTATCAAAAGTTATAAATCTATCTTTCAAGTGTCTTGAATTGACATCCAAATTAATCGTTGGTGATATGATATAAACTTCATCAAAAAAATCATCTCCGTAAAATCCGCCTTTTTTATTGAGGAATAAATTATTCGCAACTGTACTTTTTCCCGTGTTCCGAGGAGATAAAAGACATAATAATGCTCCTTTACCTTTAACTCCAACTCCAACTTCTGGAAGATATTCATGATGTTCTTTTGCGTTTTGATCTGGTGGAGGTTTTACAGGTTGAATTCTTGGAAGCTTCATTTTCTTCTTGGACTGCTTCGCTTGGGACTGCTTCGCTTTGGATTCTTTTTCCATTTATAATAATAAGATATTATTTTTTTTTGTTAAATTATTTATTAAAAAAACCCACCGTTCATGGAGAAATTGTTCCTTGGATTTTTCGCTCTCATTAACTTCTGACGGAGGCGATCCATTTCAGCATCTTCACTTTGTTTCTTTTTCTTTTCTTCCTTCCTTTGTTTACGCAACTTCTCATAAGACATGATTGCATTCAATTGAGCATTCTCAATATCTTTTGCGGTGAGAGTTGGCTCACGTATAATTTCTCGGACTGGCGCTGGTGCTGGTGCTGGTGCTGGTTTCGGTGCTGGCTTCGGTTCTTCATAAACTTCTTTTTTGAGTTTTTCAATATCTTTTTGTTTTTTTAGTTTTAACAATTTCTTTTCTT